GCGACAAACTGCTACGTGTGTTGGCCATGCCGGAACTTGATGTATTGTGTAATGAGTACGAGTCCCAAGGCGGCACTGTTATCAATCCACATGGCCCCACAGGGTGGGATGAGAACTGCGTTCTCAATCAGGCGTCAGCAAGTTGTATTGTGCGTGTGGGCCGTGATGTGTTCTTTGATAACTCAGACTTCTTAAAGCCCGAACAGACTCGCTGGATTGTGGACAACGTGCTGGGTCCAGAGTATCGCATACACGAGGCGGTGACAGACGGTCATGGTGATGCGGTATTTGCTATTCTCAAGCCAGGTGTACTGTTGAGTTCAAAGCATGATGTAAACCTGGACCTGGCACGTGACTTCCCTGGCTGGGACGTATGCAAGATTTGGGATAGTTCAATCTGGGCCGCAATGGAAGTGGGCAAGTTCAAGTACGAACAAAGCCCAGGTGCATGGTATGTACAAGGACAAACACCCACACCCGAGTTCACACAGTTTGTGGACACTTACCTAAGCAAGTGGACTGGCTTTGTGGCCGAAACTGTGTTTGATGTCAACTGCTTGGTGCTTGACGAAAGCCATGTTATCTTCTCAGCATACAACAAAGAAGTGTTTGACTACTGTCGCAAGCATCGAATCGAACCTATCATTAGTGAGCTGCGTCACAGCTACTTCTGGGACGGCGGTATTTCATGCTGCACACAAGACATCAGACGTCGCGGCGGATTAGAGACTTATCTGTAATGTGCTGATACAGTATATCAGCAATTCTCACATGCCCTTGTTCCAGCGTGTGCCCATTGGGTCCTTTTGGATCTGACTGTGTCCACTTGTAAAAATCATTGGACCAATCTACGCAATGTGTGCGATCCAAGTGTTTCTCCAACTCAATTGCTGATTCGCACAAAATTATTGCAAGGCTCTTCACAAACAAGTAAGGCTGTTTATGTTGTGCAAAGAACCCTTGTAGAGCCAGTAACTTTGTAATAAAATTAATGTCTGCTCTGTTTCGATTCCAGTGTGTGGTCACAAATTGTTTAACCCATTCAACTCCCCAATGAGAGTTGGCTGTGATTGCCAAGTCTCTAGTGCCGTCTGTTAGATCAAATCTATCAACTGATGTCCAGGCACAAATGACCAAATCCCAACGTTCTTGCAATGTTTGTTCAATTGCCAATCTAAACATTCTGTCATTGCTGCCGCCAACTATGCTTTGATTGCTAATTTCGCAACCGAGTTTATTTCCTAGTACAGTAGGCCATGCCAGGTCACTAGGCGGAGAAAATTTTTGTTCCTGTCCAACAACATAGTCATTGCCGTAATATCCAAACTGTGCCACCGGAAGATCCGATAACTCTGCACCAAAGGTAGTGCTATCTCCCAGCACTAGTATTTTCATTCTGCACGATACCGCATGTATACACTGTTTCTAACAAACTGCGGGGCAATGTGATGATTAAGACCGTGATTGATTTTATGTGGGTGCAATAAAATATATCCACTGTTGATTCTATAGTGTGCTTCGAACAACGCTCTCTGATCTTCGGTGTATAGACAGAATCCTAGCATTTCCCAAACAAGCTCTGGTTCGCCCATGTACACTTGCACAGCTATTTCGGGATATCCTTCACTGTCTTTGTGCGGGGGTATTTTGTAGCCTGGAATGTCTAACCACAAACTATGATCACAATAATTGACTTTGGTTTCAATTGCTTGACTTATGGCATCTTGCATGACGACTGCATATGCGTCAATTGCATCTCTAGTTGGATGTTGGTTGTTGTAACTTAATCTCCCAGGCTCATGTGCAAACACAGCGTCTTCAGTCCATTGATCTCTAGGAAATTTAAACAATTCATTTATTTTGTCAGCAAGTTCTTTGGAAAAGAAGTTTTCAACTAGTATTAATTTACTGCCCGAAGGAAAGTTTATAGATGCATTTATATTCATGAGTATACTTTTATACCATATAACTGTTCAAATCGGTCAGCGTCTGCACGATCGTTGACCATGGGTTCGCCGCGTATGTTCAAACTGGTGTTTAGCAGCATAGGGCATCCGGTGGCAGCGTACCATGCTTCTAAAAGTTTTCTTATTCCTGAACCGTCCGACGCCACTGTTTGTACTCGGCTGGTACCATCAACATGGCATATAGCAGGGAAAAGATCAGGACGCTTGCAACGAGCGACTGACTGCATATAAGCGTTAGTGTGCCAACCACGTGGCATATCAAAGTACTGACCAGCCATCTCTGCCATAATGACTGGGGCAAAAGGTCTGAACTGTTGTCGTCGTTTGATGTCATTTACTTTCTCCTTGATCGTGCTGCCTCTAGGGTCTGCAAGGAGGCTACGGTTTCCCAGTGCGCGGGGGCCGAACTCGGCCCGTCCACTTGCCACCCCCACAATTTGTCGAGTAAGTAGCCCATCCAAAAGGCCATCAACGGGATAAGGCCCAGGTATATCACTCCCGAGACTAGCACTGCACCAGTTAACTCTACGTCCAAGAGCCAAAGCGGCAGCACCAAGGCTACTGCCAGCATCGCCGGGACAAGGCATAATCCATATATTATCAAAGTATTCACCCAACCTCCTATTGGCCAAACAGTTAAGAGCCACGCCTCCCATGTAAACCAAGTTATCACTCCAACCAAAATTTCTAGCGCGAGTCATCACTTGATGTATCAGATACTCTGTGAGTTGCTGTGCCGATGCTGCAATATCTTCGTTTGTGGCACAATCCAAGAACTTGGGATCAAGCCCTGTGTGCAAGTTTGATTTGAATCGTAGTTGTTCGGGATCGTCCACAAGTATGTCACGCATGACTTCGGCCCATTTGGGTGTGCCCCAGCCACTCATACCCAT